CTTGAATCCTCCATGCCTGGGGCGCGTGTGGCAACTCTATATATCCCCCTATAGGGAAGAATATATAGGGTATATATAAAGCGGCCACACCTGCCCAGCACGACCATTACTGTAGGGGGTAAGCAAATCTCCAATGAACAATCTACTGGGATCGGCGCGCTACCCGCGCGCGAAAAATCGCGAATTCAAAACGACCTATAGGACCATATCTATTTTGACCGCCCGAGAGGCAGAATTGGAGGAAATCATGAAGACTTCTATCGAGAACATCACGCTGAACCACACCCACGACCTCGGCATCCTCTGCACCGATTACTATGCCAACAGCTTCATGGATTGCGCCATCCATGACCGTGGCAGCATGACCGCAATGAACACCCTGGAGGAAGGCAAGGATCATCACGGCGGCTACCTGGTGCCGGATATCCTGGAGAAGTACATCATCCGCGCGTTGGAAGGCGAGAACGTCATGCGTCGGCTAGCTACCGTGATCCACGCTGAGAGCCTGGAATCGAACATCCCCGTCGTGACGCGCACGCCGGAGGCTCAGTGGCTTGCCGAGGGCGAGGCCGTCAACATCGTGGATACCACCTTCGACACCCGCACCCTGAAGCAGCACAAGCTGGGCGTGATGATCCAGGTAACGGACGCGCTGGCGAAGGACGCCGGTGTGGATATCCAGCGGTTCCTGGCGGAAACCTTCGCCCGTAGCATCGCCGGAGCCGAGGAGCAGGCCTTCATTACCGGCGACGGCGTGAAGTGCCCTACGGGTATCCTGGCGGAGGGTGGCGCGCAGACGGCGCTGACGATCCAGAACGCCGAGGCTCTCAAAGCAGACGACCTGATCGCGCTGTACTACTCCATGGACGAGGCCTACCGCAAGCGCGCCGTGTTCCTGATGCACGAGGATACCGCGAAGGCCCTGGCGCTGTTGAAGGATGATCAGGGGCGTTATCTCTGCGGCGATTGCCTATGCAACACCGTCCCCGAGACGCTGTTCGGTTGCCCGGTGCATACCTCCCGCTTCATGCCGAAGCTGGAAGCCGGTTCCAAGGCCATTGCCTTCGGCGACCTGTCGGCTTACTGGATTGCGGATCGCGGCAACCGCAGCCTGCGCCGCCTGACGGAGCTTTTCGCCCGGCAATCCAAGGTCGGCTTCCGCATGACCGAGCGAGTGGATGGCCGCCTCATGATCCCGGAGGCCGTCAAGGTCCTCCAGGTTGCCGAATAACTCAAACGACCGCTGGCCGGGTTCATCTTGCCCGGCCAGCATGTACTTAGAAGGAGGTTGCATGACTTCATTTTCAGTCGAACGCTATGAGACCCTGCGCCGGGCCGGAAATAGCTTCTCTCAGATAGCCGAGGCCCTCGGCGTTTCCAGAAATACGCTCAAATCCTATGCCCGGCGCAATGGAGATGTGGCGGAGAAGGAAGAAAAAAAGACCTGCCTGTGCTGTGGGCGAAAAATAGGCACCAAAGGCAAGCGCATATTCTGCTCGGACAGATGCCGGTATGCCTGGCACTATACCCATCGCCTGCTGGACGTCCACAACGCAGTCAAGAAGAACTGCGCGCACTGTGGCAAACAGTTTTTCAGTTACCCTTCCAGCAACAAGGTTTACTGCAGCCGGGAATGCTACCTGGCAGGCCGTTATGGAAGGAGGGCTTGATGGCGCGGGATCAGCACAGACGAAACCGCAACTACCTGGCCGCCGTTGCTATGCTGTCGGATATGATGGCGCGAAATCTCATTGACGCCGATGATTACTGCGCCATTGAGACAAAGTATGCCGTGAAATTTCGGCCTCTCTTTCGCTATGAAAAGCCTTGCAAGAGCGCGACCCTTCCTTTAACACTGACAGGACAGGGGCGGCCCTGAGGCCGCCTGAAAGGGAGGCTCACAATGGCACGCAATATTCGGAAGATAGAACGGCAACGGCCACAAATCCCCGCACGAGAACGTGTGGCGGCCTATGCGCGCGTTTCTACGGAGAAGGATACCATGATGCACTCACTCTCTGCTCAGGTCAGCTACTATAGCGAACTGATCCAGCGCAATCCGGCGTGGGTGTATGCGGGCGTGTACGCCGACAACGGTCTCAGCGGTACCTCGGCTAACCGGCCAGAGTTTCAAAGGCTCCTTGCAGATTGCCGGGCCGGGAAGATCGACAGGATACTCACCAAGTCCATAAGCCGGTTCACCCGCAATACGGTCACGCTGCTGGAAACCACCCGCGAATTGAAGGCGCTGGGCATTGACATCTACTTCGAAAAGGAGAATCTCCACAGCATCAGCAAGGACGGTGAATTGATGCTTTCCATCATTGCCTCCTTCGCCCAGGAGGAGAGCCGCTCCGTATCCGACAATATGAAGTGGTCGATCCGCAAGCGCTTTCAAAAGGGTGAACTGGTCAACTGGCGCTTCATGTACGGATACCGCATCCGCAAAGGGCATGTGGAAATCAATGAGCCAGAGGCCGAGATCGTGCGCTGGGTATACGCTCAATACCTGGGAGGCATAACGGTGGCCATGATCGCTGAAACGCTGAGGGAGCGGGCTATTCCGCTCCCTTTTGGCGGCCAGTGGACTTCCAATCGAATCATACAGCTGTTGAAGAACGAGAAATACGCCGGGAATGCACTCCTGCAGAAAGCATATGTGGTTGACCACATATGCAAGCAAGAGAAGCTGAACCATGGCCAGCTGCCACGCTATTTTGTGGAAGGCTCCCACCCGGCGATTGTTTCCAGAGAGACCTCTGAGCAGGCCATGGCCCTGATGGAATGCAACAGGCAGGCCAGCAACATCGCCTGTGTAGCGCCGACATTCAGTGCCTTTACCGGCATGATCCGCTGCCCGCATTGCGGCAAGCATTATCAGCGCCGGGCGACCAAGTATGAAAACGCCTGGGCCTGCGCCACCTATTTGAAGCGCGGTGTGGCCTACTGCAGAAGCAAGAAGATCCCAGAGAGTATCCTCATGGAAACCACAGCCTCTGTGCTGGGCCTTCCTGATTTCGACGAATCCATTTTTCGACAGCGAATACGGGAAATCCTTGTTCCCGAAGCAAACCACCTGATATTTGTATTCCAGGATGGAACCGAGGTTGAGCGCGTCTGGCAGGACAAATCCCGATCGGATAGCTGGACACCTGAAATGAAACAACAAGCCGCTGAACATGCCCGAAGGAGGTGGGATAATGAGTGAGATAGCCGTGAAGCCGAGGGTGACGATGATCCCGGCAACCTTGAACCGATTCACCGCAGTTCCGATTCACACGGCAAAGAAGCGCCGTGTGGCGGCCTATGCCCGTGTATCCACGGATGATGAAGAACAGCAGACCAGTTACGAGAACCAGATCAGCTACTACACCGAATACATACACAACCATGACGGCTGGGAGTACGCCGGTATATTCACCGACGAGGGCATATCCGGCACCAATACCCGCCACCGTGACGGCTTCAACACCATGATCCAGGCAGCCCTGGCCGGGAAGATCGATCTGATTATCACCAAGTCTGTCAGTCGCTTCGCACGCAACACCGTGGATACGCTGACCACGGTGCGCAAGCTGAAGGAGCACGGCATAGAGGTATACTTCGAGAAGGAGAACATTTTCACACTGGATTCCAAGGGCGAGCTGCTCATTACCATCATGGGCAGCCTTGCACAGGAGGAAAGCCGCTCCATCTCCGAGAACGTCACCTGGGGCATGAGAAAGCGCTTTGCCGACGGCAAGGTGTCCATGCCTTACAAGCACTTTCTGGGCTATCGCAGGGGCGAGGACGGCCTGCCTGAGATCGTGCCGGAGGAAGCCGAAACCGTCCGGTTGATCTACCAACTGTTCATGGAAGGCAAAGCGCCGTCCTACATCGCCCGGCAGTTGACCGCCCGGCATATACCCTCCCCAGCTGGCAAGGAAAAGTGGCGGCCCGAGACCGTGAAGAGCATCCTCACCAACGAAAAGTACAAGGGCGACGCCCTCTTGCAAAAGACCTTCCGAACGGATTTCCTGACGAAAAAGAGCAAGATCAACGAGGGTGAGGTGCCACAATACTATGTGGATCACAGTCACCCCGCCATCATCGACCCGGCCCTGTTTGATGCTGTACAGATGGAAATGAAGCGGCGTGCCCGGCCTGGCCATCGCAACTATACCCCGCACTGCTTTTCCGGCAAGATATACTGTGCCGAGTGTGGCGGCCTGTACGGCAGCAAAGCCTGGCACGGTGACGTCGCGTGGCGCAGCAATCCCGAGCACAACGGAAAGACCCGATTCAAAACGCCGGTACTGCGCAACAGCACCGTCCAGGACGCCTTCGTTATGGCTTTCAACAGGATCATAGATCAGAAGGACGAGATCATTCGCATATGCGAGGATACCATAACCGAGCGCTGCGATGTATCCAGAATAGAGTCCGAGATGGCAAAGCTGAAAACCGAACTCCAATATGTGTTAGGGTTGATGGAACAGAGTATCCACACCAATGCCCGTGTGGCGATGGGTCAGGAGGAATACAACCAGCAGTTCCAGGAATATGAACGGCGATTCAAGGAGATTCAGGATAGGATCGCCGCCCTGGATCAGGAACGCGCTACTATGGTTGCAAAAATGAACGGGATTCGTGGGTATATCGCTACGCTTCGCTCTGAGGATCGCATCGCCGGGTTCAATGAGGCGCTGTGGCATAATACGGTGAATCGGGTGTGGATCGAGCCTGATGGGGCTATGAGGTTTGAGTTCAAGGGTGGGCCTGCTGTCGAAGGGTAATTACTAACTTTTTTATGATTGATGAGCAAGGGATATTGTGGTATTATTAATAAAACGATAGTAAGATTAACTTACAATGTTCAACTATTATGGGTTCTCTTTGTTGGAGGAAAACTATGAGTAATGATAAAGTGGATTCTCATATTCAGATGCCAAAGTGTGTATTAAAGCGATTTGAAGATAAGGCACATCGTTTTTGTTATTACGATGTTGATAAAAAGATCATTGGGAATAACGGCCATGCAAAGTCGATCAATACGGAGTTTGGATACTATTCAAAACAAGCCGAAGACTATCTAAGAGATAATATTGAAACGCCATTTTCTGGCCTATTGGCTTCAATTGACACTATAGATTTCGATAAAGACGTATTCACCGTTGATTCTGTATTTGAAGAACAGGTGAAAACCTTTATGTACGCTCTTATCGCAAGAAGTCCCAGAATACTTATGGAAGCTGAGAAACACTCTTTGTTCTGGAGTTACATCAGTGAAACCGCCAGACATGATTTTGCCGCCATTAATGGGCCAGAATTAGCCAGACAAGCGAAATTGCTCGATGGTTTCTATGTTACTTTTACTGTGAACAAGACTGAAAAACCGTTTGTCCTCTCAATGTGTGGTATATATTCATTCACATATAAAAATGCGAATCACGTAATTCTCCCTATATCGCCAACCATAGCAATAACACTTATTGAGAAAGGTGCTGGGAACTTTTTGATCGATAACGATATTAAACATATGTATTTGCTTGAAAATGAGTCTATAATCGATCAGTTCAATATGCGTGCATTTAATACACAATGCCAAGAAGGCTATGGGTATGTCATATCTCATGATAAAAATGTATTGGAAGAGTTGATGAGAGAAAAAGAACCGGATTAATCAACCCGGCCTTATTCGATGCCATACCGAGTGTGGCGGCCTGTACGGCAGCAAAGCCTGGCACGGCGACGTAGCCAGTCTGGCGCTGCAATGTCCTGCACAAACGGGAAAGACCCGATGCAAAATGCCGGTACTGCGCAACAGCACCGTCCAGGACGCTTTTGTTATGGCTTTCAACAGGATCATAGATCAGAAGGGTGAGATATTAGCATATGCGAGAATTCCATAGCTGAGCGCTGCGATATGTCCGGTATAGAGGCTGTGATGGAGAAGATGAAAACCGAACTGCAATATGTGGCAGGGTTGATGGAACAGAGTATCCACTCGAATGCCTGTGTGGCGGTGGCACAGGAGGAATACAACCAGCAGTTCCAGGAATCTGAACAGCGATTCAAGGAGATTCAGGATAGGCTCGCTGCCCTGGATCAGGAACACGCCACAATGTTTGTACAAATGAACGTGATTCGTGGGTACATCGCCACCCTGCACTCTGGACATCGCATCGCTGGGTTCAATGAGGTGCTGTGGCATAATACGGTGGATCGGGTATGGATTAAGCTGGATGGGGCTATGAGATTTGAATTCAAAGGTGGGCCAGCGGTTGAAGGATGATATCGCTTAGCTATCTCCGAAATAAAAGAAATAATCGGAGGTAGCTAAGCGTAAAAGGTGCAATTAATTATTTGGTACAAGCCTTAAGATAGGTCGAACTTGTTTGGGCGCGAGATAGTCATATGGAAGGTTGAGCAATTCACAATAGTCATGTTCATTTAGGCTCGTTGATTCAAAGAGTTCCTGTTTTGTGAACATGCCGTTACTAACCATAATGCTCTCGCAATCACGCAATAGACTGCTCGATTCAATGGGGAGCTCATCATCAAGTGGCTCCTGCTTCCTGATTTTCATTCGCGTCATTTCTCTGAAGAAATACTGCTTTTTCGCTTCATCAATAATACCCAAATCACAGCAGTACATTATCATAGATGCGATTGAGGTTCTCCAGCGACTTTTTAACGTAACGAAATGACGAAGTGTCGGATATCCTACTTCATGTTGAAAAACGGTCGGTGGCATGAGAAAAGACTTTGCAAATCTCCATGCCTGATCTTCCAGTTTATCGAAGCAACTTGAATTCATTATATCCATAGATGATATGCTCTGGTGAAGGATGACATGTCCAACCTCATGTGCCAGATTCATTATGTCACGCGAGCATGTATGCTTATAGGTATTAACAAGTATATATGGACGCCCATTGACAATCAATGAACAGGCATCCATCTTTTCTGCTTCAATATATTTCCGAAAGACAATAAAACCATTATTCTCTAACAGCTGCGTAACATTATCAATTGGACCATTTCCCAATCCCCAAAATTTTCGTAGTCTCTCAGCAATTATATCTATATCTTCATAGGTTAGTTCCGATGGATCAGAAATATCAAAGTCAGGAAGTGATACAGCCGGCAAATCAAGGTACTTCTCAAAACACGTCACTTGGTCACACAGTATCTGTAACCAACGGTATGCTATTTTTCTATACTTCTCCTGGTTTGTTTTCATGTCGCGGAAAAAGACAGGACGATCCGAGATGTTCTGGCTCGTTCTGGGCGAGGAAAAGAAAGTTATCGGGAACCGAAGTGAAGAACATATATTCTGGAGAATATCTGGACTCGGCATTTGGGTTCCATTTTCGTATCTATACACTGCCTGCCTTGATACACCTATCTCCTGTGATAATTCCGATACTGTGAGGCCACGAAGTTCTCTTGCTTCTGAGAGTCTATAAACCTGCTTTGATGCGGGCATTCCATATCACCTCAAATAATCATTGTGCACGTTTCACACGGATGGAAGTAGCCTTAATGATTTCTTCTTTCGGAGTAACAGCAGCTGCTCTTTTAATCTGTTCGTGCGTCATTTCTTCAGATTTGAAGACACTAATCGGATGATTGCATGACCAGCCGTTCTGAAGGTGATCAAGCCTTCCTATGCGAATGTCCGGAGTTGCGTTTTTATAGCCAGCCTTAAAATGCGATATAATATACAAAGGGATGCAATCCGGTGAGTATAACTCAAAACCAAGCTGGGCTTCTTGCATAAAGGTTTGGTCAATGAATCTTTGCCTGTATTCGACTTTGGGGGGTACAGCGCCGCTCCTTGATACCCGAACTACCATAAAGATCCCGTACGGCGTGTGTATCTCAAGGTGAATAGCTGTGTTACTGGTATTAGGTGCGCAGATGACTTCAAAACCAGGAAA